TATGGATGCAAATACTACTGGCTCAAATAACACAGCAGTAGGTAAAGGTAGTTTAGGTGTAAACACAACAGCAAATGATAATACAGGAATTGGTTTTAATGCTTTAAGTGCAAACACAACAGGAACAGGCAATGTAGCAGTGGGTATTGATGCATTAAAAGTTCACACAACAGCAAACAATAACACAGCAGTAGGTGCGGATTCTTTAAGATGTAACACAACAGGAACACAAAACACAGCTATTGGTGCTTGTTCTGCATGTTCATTAACTACAGCAAGTTCTAATACAGTTCTTGGTCACAACGCATTTTCAAAATCTACTACAGGTGGAGAAACTGTAGCAATTGGTGATAACACTATGGCATGCAACACTACTGGATGTAGAAATGTTGCAATCGGTAATGGTACAATGTTTAAAAACACAACAGGTGAATGTAATACAGCAGTAGGAAGAACTGCTTTAGCTTGTAATACAACAGGTGATAATAATACAGCAATTGGTCATCAAGCTTTAAAAGCTAACACAACAGCTAGTGGAAATACAGCAGTAGGTACTGACGCATTAGATTCTAACACAACAGGTTCTAGTAATACAGGTGTCGGTTGGGGTGTTTTACAAACTAACACAACAGGTTCTAGCAATATAGCAATAGGTAGAAACGCTTTATATGTAAACTTAACAGGTGGTTCAAACACATCAGTTGGTGTTGAATCTTTAGATGCCAATACTACAGGAGACAATAATACTGCTCATGGGTTTGGTGCTTTAGGAGCTAACACTACAGCTGGTTGTAATACAGCAATTGGTCATCAAGCTTTAGCTACTAACACAACAGGAACAAGAAATGTAGCAGTTGGTAGAAACGCTTTCTTATCTAGCACAACAGCAAGTGACAGTGTTATGATAGGTTCAACTGCTGGAGATGCTATTACAACAGGTACTTCTAATACAGGTGTTGGTTCAGATGTTATGTCATCTACTACAACAGGAGATTGTAATGTAGCAATGGGAGTTTCAGCTCTTGGTGCTAATACAACAGCAGATGATAATACAGCTATTGGTTTCTTTTCTATGTTATTAAACACAACAGGTTGTAGAAATACAGCAGTTGGTAGAGATTCTTTAAGATGTAACACAACAGGAAATAACAACACAGCACTAGGTAAAGATGCTTTAAAATTAAATACAACAGCAGCAAATAATGTAGCAGTTGGTTATGAGTCTTTAAGTGCAAACACAACAGGTACTAGTCTTACAGCGATAGGTCAATTAGCTTTAGCAGCTAACACAACAGCAGATCAAAACACAGCAGTTGGTAGACTAGCTTTACTTGCAAACACAACAGGTGCAAACAATACAGCAGTAGGTATGAGTGCTTTAACAACTAATACAACAGCAACAAACAATACAGCAGTCGGTACAAATGCTTTAAATGCTAACACAACAGGTGGTAATAATGCGGCTGTAGGAAGAAGTGCTTTATGTTCTAACACAACAGCAGCTTCTAACACAGCAGTAGGTGTTTGTGCTTTATTAACCACTACAACAAGTGGAAATAACACAGCAGTTGGTTTTTGTGCTTTAAAAACTACCTCAACAGATTCAAACGCAGCTTTTGGTGCTAATGCTTTAAGAGACCAAACAACAGGAATTTATAACACAGCAGTTGGTTCAGCTGCTGGTCTTAAAACTACAACAGGAAATAGAAACGTTGCCATAGGTACTTCTGCTATGCTTTGCAATACGACAGGTTGTTGTAACACAGCCGTTGGTGGTATGGATGGAGGAACACTTCCTTCTATGCACCTTAACACAACAGGCATAAGAAATACCGCAATTGGTAATTCAACCTTAGTTAAAAATACAACAGCTTCTAATAACACTGCTGTTGGAGTAGGTGCTTTATATACAAACATAACAGGTGCAGAAAACACAGCTGTTGGAGCAGGTGCTTTAGATGTTAATACAGCAAGTTATAACACAGCTATGGGTGTAGATGCTGGAGGTGCTAATACTTCAGGTACAGGCAATGTATTTATGGGTAATGCAGCTGGAGGTGCTAACACAACAGGAGATGGCAATGTAGCAATAGGAAAAGATTCTTTAACAACACTTACTACAGGAAATAATAATACAGCTGTAGGATTTCAATCATTAAAGGTGGAAGCATCTAACACAGGAGGTAACACAGCTTTTGGAAATAGTTCTGGAGTAAGAGTTACAACTGGTCCAAATAATACTCTTATTGGTGCTTCATCTGGATGTCAGATGACAACAGGAACTCAAAACGTAGCAGTAGGCTTTGGTGCTTTTCTTGATTTAACAACAGCAGAACAAGCTACTGCGGTAGGTAATTCTGCAGGAGCAAATGTTACTACAGGTAATGGAAACACTTTTTTTGGAGCTGGTGCTGGTTGTAATGTTACAACAGGTACTCAAAATTTAGCTATTGGTGTAAATGCTGGAGCAGATGCAGTTAGAGATTTAACAGGTAGTTGTGCCAATAATATTGTAGTAGGTAATAATAGTTCTGCTGCCGCTTATATTAAAATTGATTGGACAGTAACATCAGATTTAAGAGATAAAACTGAAATAAAAGATGTTAAACATGGTTTAGATTTTGTTAATCAAATAACACCTATTGAATATAAATTTAAAAAATCAAGAAAAGATGACACTCCACATGGAACTAAAAAATATGGTTTCAAAGCACAAGAGCTATTAGAATTAGAAGGTGATAATCCAGTTATTATAAATAACGAAGATGCTGATAATTTAAAATTAACTTCTGCGCATTTAATACCAGTATTAGTCAATGCAATCAAAGAATTGACAAAAAGAATAAAAGATTTAGAAGATAAGTAATAACAAAAGAAAGAAGATAAAATGTTAAATACATATGTCGTAGAAGGCGGAGTAGGTAAGTGTGCTACATTTAGTGCATTAATTCCTAAGTTAAAAGAAAAAGGAGATGTGCAAATATACACACCTTACATAGGTTGTTTTGCCAGTAACCCAGATGTTAAATTAGTATTAGAACAGACACTACATTTAACAGATCCAAGGATCATGGCATCAGATAATATATTTTACTCAGAGCCTTACAAATCTAATTTTCAATTTGGTAAGCAACATATTATTGAAAGCTACTGTAACTTACATGATGTTGACTATGATAAATCAATGACAGCTAAACTGTATACAGAACATCATAAAGTGGCTGTTACTAAATGGTTAGCTGATAATGAGATTGGTAAATACATAATGATTCAATTTTCTGGTGGTCAACCTCAAATGGGTTTTAATGCTAATAACCAATACACAAATTTAAACCCAAATAGAAACTACCAACCATATCTTGCTCAACAAGTAGTTAATATGTTGAGAGAAGAGTATAAAGATACGACAATAATTAACTGTGTTTTACCTAATGAACCTCATTATAATGACACTATTAGATGTGATTTACATTGGACCCAGTTACATGAAATGTTGAAAGATGCGGAAGGGTTTGTGGCTATAGATAGTTGCTTAAATCATTTTTCTCCATCAGCAAATAAACGAGGTGTTGTAGTTTGGGGTAGCACACGTTGGACACAATTTGGCTATTCACACAACAAAAACATGCAATTTCATATGGGAAATAAATGGAATGAAGCTAAATATAATGATAGTGACCCAAGAAATAATATGGTAGAACCTAAGTTAATTCTTGATAATTTTAAAAAACTTGATAAAAATAAACCAGTTGCATGCGCAACAGAATAAGGAGAAAATATTATGAGTGAAGACGTAAAAACAGCAGAAGAAATAGCACAAGATTTTACAGCTATGGGACATTCAGTAACTTTAATTAATGAAGTTATTGCTGGAACACAAATGGCAGACGAAGAAGCTGCTGAAAAACAATCGGCTGTTGACAGAAATGTTGAACATTTAGAGCTTATGGTTGCTAAAGATTACTGGACTACTGAAAGTATGACAGCATCTAATTCTGCAATTACTGCTGGTAAAGCCTACACAGCTTAGTATTAATCTCCTGTAGATAACAAATGTTGATATAACTAGGGTTCTAGTATATTTTAAACTAGGGATTAATTTATGCTACAAAAAGTAAATTTCACACCAGGATTTAATAAACAGGTCACAGCAACTGGAGGCGAGAGTCAATGGATTGATGGTGATAATGTTAGATTTAGATATGGTTTACCAGAAAAAATAGGAGGTTGGGCTCAATTAGGTTCTGTAGATATTACAGGTCGTAATACAGCTATTCACCATTTTATAAATTCTTCAGGAATTAAGTACGCTGTTTTAGGTGGTAATAGAATTCTATACGCATACTCAGGGGGTATCTTTTATGATATTCACCCAATAAAAAACACAACAACATTAACAAGTGCTTTTACTACAACTAACGGAAAAGCAGTTGTTACAATAACTTTTGCTTCTTCACATAATATAAATGCAGGAGATATTATATTATTAGACAATTTTTCAGGTTTAACAGGGTCTAATTTTAACTCACAAAATTTTGATTTAAATAAATTTCAAGTAGTAAGTATACCAACTCCTGCAACATTAACAATTAATGTAGGTACCAATGAAACAGGAACAGGCGCTACAACATCCGGCGGTATTAGAGTACAACACTACTATCCAGTAGGTCCCGCTCAAGAAGTTGCATCAACTGGTTTTGGTCTTGGATCTTGGGGTGGAATACAACAAGGACAATTTACATCAACACTTTCTTCTTCAATTAACACAAGTGTTACAAGTCTATCTTTAGCAAGTTCAACATCTTTTGCATCATCTGGTACAGTGCAAATTGGATCAGAATTAATTACTTACACTTCTAATAGTAGTAATACTTTATCTGGATTAACAAGAGGAGCTTTAGGTACAACAGCTGCATCACATTCATCAGGTGCTACTGTGACAGATGCTTCTAATTATGTTGGATGGAATTCTGCTGCATCTGGAGACGTTATAACTGATCCTGGCATGTGGTCTTTAGATAATTTTGGTAATAAATTAATTGCAACAATTTTTAATGGAGAAAGTTTTGAATGGGATTCAAACCCAACAACAGCAAACAATACAAGAGCAACAAGAATATCTGGTGCTCCAACAGCATCTAGATTTAGTTTGGTGTCTACTCCAGATAGACACGTAGTATTTTTTGGAACAGAAACAACTATTGGCACAAAAACAACTCAAGACGAAATGTTTATAAGATTCTCGTCTCAAGAAGATATTAATACATACACACCAACAGCAAGTAATACTGCTGGTACACAAAGATTATCAGATGGTTCTAGAATTGTTGGAGCAATAAGAGGTAGAGATGCAATTTATGTTTGGACAGATACAGCTTTATTTGTAATGAAGTTTGTAGGTCCACCCTTTACTTTTTCATTTCAACAAGTAGGAACTAACTGTGGACTAATTGGTAAGAATGCAGCCGTTGAAGTTGATGGTGTTGCATATTGGATGTCAGACAATGGTTTCTTTAGATATTCTGGTAAACTAGAATCACTGCCTTGTTTAGTAGAAGATTTTGTCTATGACGATATTAATTTAATCCCTAAACAACATATCAACGCTGGTTTAAATAATTTGTTTGGTGAAGTTATGTGGTTTTACCCTAACTCAGGTTCAGGTGTAGTTAATAAAATGGTTGCGTATAATTATTTAGACTCATCAAAAGAAAGACCTGTATGGACTAGTGGCACGTTAGCTAGAACCGCGTGGCGAGATTCCGCAGTATTTGGTAAACCTCATGCAACCGAATACAATGCAAATGGTACCACAGCTACATCAAATAAAGATCATGTTTTTGGAAACCAAGAGGGTACCTCAACATACTTTGAACATGAAACAGGTTTAGATCAAATTAAAGAAGGAGCAACTACAGCTATTGCTGCACGTATTGAATCTGGAGATTTTGATATAGGTAATCAAGGTTTACAAGGAGATGGAGAATTTACAATGAAGATAAGAAGATTCGTACCAGACTTTTTATCTCAAACAGGTGATGCAATAGTTACATTAAATTTAAGAGATTACTCTAATGATTCACAGACAAGTTCTTCACTTGGTCCATTTACTATAAGCTCTTCAACAACAAAAGTTGACACCCGTGCAAGAGCAAGAGCTATATCTTTAAAAGTTGCTAATACAAGTACAGGTCAGTTTTGGAAACTAGGTACATTTAGATTAGATATACAACCAGATGGGAGAAGATAATGGCTAGAATTATACAATCATTAACACAACCAAACGATGAGTACGATCCACAGGTGCAGCAATCATTTGTAAGAGACATTGAAGGTATTGTAAATAAATTAAATACTACCTATCAACAAGATTTAAAAGACGAGTCAGAAGCGGAGGCAGTTTTCCTTGGCTAACTCATTTGTAAATAAAAAAGTAGACTTAACTACAACTAATGCTACAACAGTTTACACTGTACCAACAGCTACGACTGCAGTTATAAAATCTATATTAATATCAGAAGACTCTGGTAATGCGGACACTATAACAGTGACAATTACTGCTGG